CTATCATCCCATTTAACATCCAAATATGGTTGATAAATAGTATTTGTTTCTTTACTAAAAAATCTAATAGATGAATTTATATCATTAGCTTGAACCAATTCAAGAGAACTAACTAAAATGAATCCATTATTAGGAACACATCCACATATCCAACCTTTAACAATCGAAGTGACATCCATATAAATGTCAGATGTACTATAAGAATATGATTGTGAACAAATCAACGAACTTCCACTCAATGATGATGAACAAAATGATGATATATAAAGAGACGCACTTAATGTATTATAAAATGACGATGATACATTTGATGTTGGTTTCGAATATGTTGAAGGTACATTATAAAACCAAGTAGCACCACCATTTTGGAATGATGAAGACCCTAAACTTGATGTTAAAAGATAATCACTGAAATTATAAGTTACGGTAGATGCCGTAGGCGAATACCACAAACTAGCGGTATTTTGCGTAGTATTGTAATACCAACTAGCACCAAAACTACCAATTCCGTCAGTATCATATCTTCCTATACCCATATCCCAACTTTTGCTAACTGGATATGTATAAATTTTATAATCTAACGGTACTTCACTTGTAGAAGAAGCCTTTAATTTTAAGAAAAATTTAGATTCATTATTTATATCTCCAGTTAAAAGAGAACTTGAAATATCGGTCAAATCAAACTTAATTAAAATTCTACTAAATTCAGGATCATTAGTGAATGTTGTAGTTGGATTGTAAACACTCTGTGTTCCTTGTAAAGTTCCATTAATACACCCATTAAAATTAGTTAAAGATCCACTTGCAAAGAAAATTGAACCTGTAAAAGATCCTACTATACTTCCACTTATACTACCAGTAACTGAACCATTATAATTAGTTAAACTTGATGTAATTGGAATTCCACCACCATAAGTTCCAGATACATATCCATTGTAATTAGTTGATCTAAATTGTGAATATCCACTGACATATATGTTTGATGATTCTGCTGCGCCTGATATATAACTTCCAGAAACACTTCCAATATAATTTAATACATCGAACGTCGAATAACTGCCAGAAAGACTAGCTGAAGTATAAAATGCAACGTTACTTATTAATTGATTTTGTGCTTTTAATTCTAAAATTTCATCAATTCCAAAATTTTTATCGGCATAACCCGTCTCGTTAGTTATGAATGTGTCTTGTTTTGGAAATATAAATGTGTGCATACTCTATTATATAAATATAAGTATGAAATTTATAAGACTTTTAATGATAAATTTATTAAATTACAGCACCTCTAATATCATTATCTGGAAATTTAACTTCAAATACTGATGGATCTAAAGATGGATATATAATCTTATTATGTGTTGCTTCGGATAAATTATATTCATGTGGTGAATAATTTCCATCATTTTGATTAAGGTTTTTAAATACGACTTCGGATATAGACTGTACCCCTTCAACTTTCGCCAATTCTAATTCCAATTGATTAATATTAATTGGTTGATTAAAATACCATTTATCAACATTAAAGAAATCTTTTGCTTTTTGTAGACATTGATCTAAAACTTCTTTTTTATTAAAATTATTATATACTAATATTTTAAAATCTACTCCTATATTGATAATATACCCGTCAATAATATTGATGCTATCAGATATAATCTTATATTTTTGTAAATAATGTCTGATATTATATACCAATGCGTCATTGGTTTGTGTCAAGTTTTTATTTGAATTGTAACTCAAAACATATAAATTTAAACTAAATGGATTAGAAACATCAAAATTTACTTTTCTAAAGTTATTTTCCAAACTATTATTAATCAATGTTGTTTGATTTTCATTGTTTACAAATCCATTTAATAATGTTTGATTTGTAGAAATTGATAAATCTGAATTTGGTATCACCATTACTTTTGCAATGGAACCAAATCTTGGTGGTATAGAATATATTCTGGAAATATAATCATCTACTGTTACTGTTCTATTTTGCGAACCAAAATTAGCCAAAGCATTTTGTCGGATTTCTTCTACACTTTCTTCATTTTGTCCACCAACTGCTGGATTTGGATTGGATATTCTAAATGAATTTTTAACAGTAGTTAATAATGAATTTTGAGAAGGATTTAATCCTGATACATCGTTTAGAAATGTAACAGATGATATATTCTTAATGGTATCAGATGGTGAATTTGATGTTAAACCACCACCAACTAAATATTGTACTGTTAATACTGTATTAGATGGTGATTGTCCAAATGTTTCAGAATTTAATAATTTACTAGTATCATAATTTAAATTTAAGTTACTAATATTGTTTAATCCGATACCAACTAATTCAGAATTTGGATATATTACTTCATCTGATGTTGCATCTGTACCCGCACCAAATTCAAGATATGTTGTATTATTTGCAGTAACATTTACAACAAACTTTCTTGATGTTTTAAAACTTTTAATTAACTTAGGAACTTCAGATGAATATTGAACATAACTATTATTAGTAAAACTAGTATTTTCTGTTTCTGTAAATATTAAATCTTGTGCCAAATAATCAACTTCATACCATTTATTGTTATCACTATCTTTTACATCAATAATATCAATTACATTATTTTCAGACAATGATATTTTATAAAATGGTACAGATGCACCTACTGTAAATGATGATGTAGTAATCTTACCAGCAATAACTTTTGTTGATTTCTTTAATAAGAAAAATTGTGGTATTCCATAATTATCTCTTGAATAAACAGTCACTTCTCTAGGAGAAAACTTACTATCAAGCGAAAAATCAACAGGATCAGTCGTTATAAAACTTACGCCGCTTTCATTAGATACTTCCATATACTCTCTTATCTTAAGAGCATAGTTGTTATCTGGAATATAGTTGTTATTAGAATCCTTAATAGAAGGAATTAATTGATATAAATCAATATTTGTAGTAGAAGATTTAGTAGGTTTTGTTTTGTAACCAAGATAATTTGCTAATGCAAGAACATTTTTTCTTTCTTCTGCATATGGCATTAAACTTTCTTTGAATTGATAATCTGTATAATATGAAAGAACATCTCCAATATAAGATGCCATTTCAATAAACATCATACCTGGAGATGCATCACTAAAATCTTTATATGTTCGTGGAAAATATGTTTTTGAATATTCAATTAAAGACGTTTTAAAAGAAGAAAAGTCTCTATTAAGATACTTAATTTCTCTACGAGAACTATTAAAAGACTTTTGTATAATGTCTGCCATAATTAAATATTATTTTGATTAACTGTCAAATTAAGTGTATCCGTTTGATTATTAACCGTAAATTGTATTTTTATATATAATATATAACTATCTGTAAGTTCATTTTTTTCTTGATTTGATATACCAATATCTATTTTATTTACAGTAACACCTGGTACATAATTGTTAATTTCATCTGTGATGATTTGTTTAACTATATCAGGAGAATCTTGTAAATTTTGTTCAAATAGATATTCTTGTAAACCAGAACCAAAATTAGGATTCATTCGTCTTTCACCTTTTTTGGTTCTCAACAAATTAGTAATATTGGCTTTTACTTGGGTTAAAGTATCATAACTTTGCTCAAAGTATCCATTTCTGCCAATTTGAAGTGGTAATGTTAGTCCTATAGGATTCATATTATTCCATTGATACCATACCGGAACCTATAGATCCAGTTTGTTTCTTTTTATCAACGGCTTTCATTAAACTTCTAAAATCTCTGTTAAGAACATTCATCACTTTACCTTGTTCTTCTGTTACAGGAGCAACTGGTTGTGATGTTTCTATAGATTCATTCATCTGCATACCAGCAAATGCTTGTGATTTAAATACAGAATCTAGACCAACCATTGAACTTTCACTTGGTATTTTTACAACAGTTTGATTCAAAATTTCATTCAAAATAGGATTACTTGAATACTTTTTAATTTCTTTTGGTTTTTGAACCGATTCTTTTACTACAGTTTTGGTTGCAACAGTAGATTCATTAGATTGAATTACACTTGATTGTTTTCCAGACAATATTTCAGACAATATTTTTGGAATTAAAGAAGGTAATGTTTTGTTCAATTCTTCTCTAATTACACATCTAATTATTTCTTTTAATTCATTACTTTTCATACGCTATATAATTATCATTAAACTTTCGGGATTATATTATTTATTTTGTTATTTATTTGTTCTGTAGTAGGTGGTTTAGGTATTTTTACAGTCTTTATTCGTTTACCAATTCCAGATTTAATCTTTTTAGCCAGTGCAACTCCGCCAATTGCACCTACTGCACCTCCAATACCTGCGCCTACTCCTCCACCAAGTTTACTACCAATACCAGCACCTACTCCTCCACCAATACCACCACCAATTGCACCGGTAACACCACCAGAAACAGCTCCACCTATTGTACCACCAATAGCTCCTCCAGTAACTCCACTTAAAGATCCGCCGAGTCCGCCTCCAATCGCAGAAGATGCACTTTTTACAACACCTGTTACCGCAGAAGTCGCACTTTTTGCAACACCACTAACAGCAGAAGATGCACTTTTTGCTAAACCTGTCAATCGATCAACAGTCTTACCTGCAATTTTACCAGGACTAAAATGTTGTGGATTGAAATTTGGGGCAGACATTTTAGGTATTCCTATAGACGGAATAGACGGAACATTTGGTAAAGGCGGAACACTTGGTATACTTATACCTGATAAATTAGGTAAACTTGGAGTTGATACACTAGGAATAGAAGGTACACTTGGTATATTAGGAATTGAAGGGATTGCTGGCGTTGGTATACTTGGTACAGATGGAATAGAAGGTTTTGGTATACTGGATGCGATATCTGCTTTTTTTGCGATTGCAAATTTTAATCCATTTGAAGCTTCTGTAGGCGCTCCTGGTAATGCTGGATCAATATCTGTAAATGATTTGAGTTTATTTATCATACTTGTTCAAATTGTACTTCAACTGGACCTTCTCTTCTTAATTTTCCTTTAAATTCACCAGGTAATCCTTCACCTGAAACTACGTTTACAGATACTGGTTCTGTAGCGTTCTTAAATCCCTCCGGAGTAACTCCATCTACTCCTGGAGCATAACCACCACCTGTAACAAATACTCTTCTACTCATTAATTTATCAAGATTATCTCTTAAAAACTTTAATTGTTGATCTTGTACGGATTCTTGAGTTTTATTTGGATTTGCATTGCCTGTTTTTGGGTGTGTGTGATTATACCAATGAACATGATCTAATAACCAATTACATAAATCATACATCCAATCTACTGTGGTTTGTCCCAATAGTACTGGTTCATTTGTTTGTCCATATTGACCCAAATAA